ACAACATTACCATAAGGATTTCCATAAATCTTTACTTTACATGGACCAACAATTTTTTCAACTGCTTTCCATTTACTACACATATTTTCATCACGATATTTGAAAACGTTTTTTGAGTCGTATCCTAAACTCATACCTGCAAAAGCGTTATCACCCATAATATAATTATAATAATATAATTTTTTAGTAATTATTAAAAATTAAATAAATCAACTATCTTACTTCTATATTCTTCCGTACAAATATCTGGTACTTTAACTGATTCAACCAACTTTTCATAATTAGTAAAAATAAAACCCAAAACAACATGATACTCCTCAATATTTAATACTTCTGTAAAATCACTAAAAGCATTTTTTTTCGTTAATAATTTTTCATATTCACTCTCAATATTTACATTTACAGGTCTCCCCCTAATATTATTGTAAATTTTTCTATATATTGTTTTCAAAACTAATAACATTGAAGTAAATATGGTGTATTGTATAACATTCAACATTTTATGAATTTTTTCCATTATTAAAAAAGAATTCCCATCAGGACACGAATACATAAGATATTCATTAATTATTTTCCATCTATAAAAAACACATCCTAACATTACCAAACTCCTATCATTAAACATAACTTCTTGAACAGCCTTGACTATATCAGGCCATCCTTCTCGAACATTGTTTCTCAATCTAGTTATCGAATTTCTTTTATTAGATCTGTTATATGATCGTAATATACTACGAAGATTACTTGCATTCTTTTTACTTAAATTTAAAGTTTCTACTATTACTTCTGTATTGCTTTGCCATTCATTACGTCTATTTTTAAACTTTTTGAGAGAATTATCATATGCTTTTAATTCTTCTTTATATGCTCCCCTTTCTGGACGTTTTGGTGGATTATCCAACAAAAAAGTTCTAATATATCCATCAACAAGAATATATCTGTAATAAATAGTTAAAATTTTACAACTATCAAACGTACCATAAATATGAAGCCTATTTCGAGGAATTTCTTCAGAATAACTATTTGGTGTAAATCCACGTTTTTTAGGAATCTTTTCAAAATCACCATACCATTCTTCACCAATTTTCTCAAACTCTTTTTTTAAGAATTCATTACTGGGAAAAGATACAACACCATAAATAGTTTTTATCAAATTTTCATAATTCATTATATTATAATAATATTTATTTTATTATAATCATAAAATTTAAAGAATATTTTTACTACATTCTTGCACGAACATTAGTATCAAGCACATTTCTCTGCTGTAACTGTGGATTATATGGTCTTACTGGAAGATTCCCAGTAATGTATCTAATACCAACACCATTACAATCATCAGGATAGCAAACAGAATAACTCTTATTCACTACACATTTTGTTTCAGTTGGAACCGGTTGAGCATTACATTCAGTACAACCATTCTTCATCTCATTATATTGACCATTAACAGCCATTAATTTAGTAGCATTGGCAATCAAAAATTGTCTAGCATCATAACTACTTCTAACATTATTACTATATCTAATCAAATCATTAACATATGAATTTGGCCTGTAATCCGTAAAATGTCTACCATCATCCATTCTTGGTGGGCAGTTAAAATACTTATTATTAGATGTCTTATCACAAACTCCACTCATCTATTATATTATACCAAATATTTTATTTTA